GCTGCTGCACAGGTCCTGTCCAGCGTGGAATCTGAAATCGGGCGTACCACTGACCCGGTCCGCATGTACATGCGCGAAATGGGTACCGTTGAACTGTTGACCCGCGAAGGCGAAATTGACATCGCAAAACGCATCGAAGACGGGATCAACCAGGTTCAGTGCTCTGTTGCCGAATACCCGGAAGCGATCACCTATCTGCTGGAGCAGTACGATCGCGTTGAAGCAGAAGAAGCGCGTCTGTCCGATCTGATCACTGGCTTTGTCGACCCGAACGCTGAAGAAGATATGGCGCCAACCGCCACTCACGTCGGTTCTGAGCTGTCTCAGGAAGAGATGGATGACGACGAAGACGAAGATGAAGAAGAAGACGACGACAGCAGCGATGACGACAACAGCATCGACCCTGAACTGGCGCGTGAGAAATTTGCCGAGCTGCGTACCCAGTACGAAGTGACGCGTGACACCATCAAAGCGAAAGGCCGCAGCCATGCCGCCGCTCAGGAAGAGATCCTGAAGCTGTCTGAAGTGTTCAAACAGTTCCGCCTGGTGCCAAAACAGTTCGACTACCTGGTGAACAGCATGCGCGTGATGATGGATCGCGTACGTACCCAGGAACGTATCATCATGAAGCTGTGCGTTGAACAGTGCAAAATGCCGAAGAAGAACTTCATCACCCTCTTCACCGGCAACGAAACCAGCGAAACCTGGTTCAACGCCGCTATCGCGATGAACAAGCCGTGGTCTGAAAAGCTGCACGACGTGAAAGAAGACGTACAGCGCGGCCTGCAAAAACTGCATCAGATTGAAGAAGAGACCGGCCTGACCATCGAGCAGGTGAAAGACATCAACCGTCGTATGTCCATCGGTGAAGCGAAAGCCCGCCGTGCGAAGAAAGAGATGGTTGAAGCGAACTTACGTCTGGTTATCTCTATCGCCAAGAAATACACCAACCGTGGCCTGCAATTCCTGGATCTGATTCAGGAAGGCAACATCGGTCTGATGAAAGCGGTAGATAAGTTTGAATACCGTCGTGGTTACAAGTTCTCCACCTATGCTACCTGGTGGATCCGTCAGGCGATCACCCGCTCTATCGCAGACCAGGCGCGCACCATCCGTATTCCGGTGCATATGATTGAGACCATCAACAAACTCAACCGTATCTCTCGCCAGATGTTGCAGGAGATGGGCCGCGAGCCGACGCCGGAAGAGCTGGCTGAACGCATGCTGATGCCGGAAGACAAGATCCGTAAAGTGCTGAAAATCGCTAAAGAGCCAATCTCCATGGAAACGCCAATCGGTGATGATGAAGATTCGCATCTGGGTGATTTCATCGAGGATACCACCCTCGAGCTGCCGCTGGACTCTGCCACCACCGAGAGCCTGCGTGCCGCTACGCACGACGTGCTGGCTGGCCTGACCGCCCGTGAAGCCAAAGTGCTGCGTATGCGTTTCGGTATCGACATGAACACCGACCACACGCTGGAAGAAGTGGGTAAACAGTTTGACGTGACCCGCGAACGTATCCGTCAGATCGAAGCGAAGGCGCTGCGTAAACTGCGCCATCCGAGCCGCTCTGAAGTGCTGCGTAGCTTCCTGGACGATTAATCGGTCCTGAAATGAAAAAGCTCCCAATCGGGAGCTTTTTTTTGTTTATTCCCTCTCCCTGTGGGAGAGGGTCAGGGTGAGGGCATCAGGCCGCAGAGGAGCTAAAGCCCCCTCACCACAAGCGCCTCATCAAGTTCCCGATACGCCTCCACCAGCTTGTCCAGCGTCGCCCTGTTCAGCCCGCTGGGGTTCGGCAACACCCAAACCTGCGTTACGCCAATGGTAATGTTCTGCTTACCCCACTTCACACCGCGCTGGCTGAACGCCTGCTCGTAGGCCTGCTTGCCGAGGATCGCCAGCGCCGCGGGCTGATAGTCTTCAATTTTCGCGATCAGCTCACGCCCGCCAGCGCGCAGCTCATGCAGATTCACTTCGCTCGCCTGCACCGTGGGTCGCTCGACCAGCATGGTGATGCCACAGCGCGTATCCAGCAGCTGCTGCTCTTCTTCCGGCTTAAGCTGTTTGTCGGTAAATCCGGCCTGGTGGATCACCTTCCAGAAGCGATTTCCCGGATGAGCAAAGTGAAAACCGGTGTGCGCCGATGACTTGCCCGGATTAATACCGCAGAACACCACCCGCAGGCCAGGGGCCAGAATATCGTTGATCATCTCTACTCCTGTCTATGCATCTTAAGAAAAGTATAAAGGATTGATTATGCGTTGTTTATAAAAACAGCAGGCAGGTGTGAATGGCTGGATTGCTGAGGGGAGTTACTTTATAATTCACCGCCACGGCCCCTTAGCTCAGTGGTTAGAGCAGGCGACTCATAATCGCTTGGTCGCTGGTTCAAGTCCAGCAGGGGCCACCAAATTTTAGCTTTAGAATCAACCAGTTAAGCCACTCAATTGAGTGGCTTTTTTGTTGCCTGAATTTTGAGTGGCGATGGAATGGCGGTGAATTTTTAACGCTACTTTTCTAAGTGCATAAAAAAAACCCGCACAGGGCGGGCTCTTAGCAGAAATTTATCACAGCCATAATGGCCGCTGACCACCAACGGTCGGGTGAGGTGGAGCAGGAGTTATCGTTCCGGGTGTAACAATAAAACGCTCTACCGACTCCATCGTCACAAATGTACAGCTGCAATTTATATTTGTGCATTGATGATAGCGCTCTTTAGTATTCTCACTTAAATATCTGCTTGTACGTGCATGCGCCGCATGCTGGCATTTCGGACAATGGAACATCATCAAGCCCCTGATTCACAATAAGTGAATAAAGGATACTCATATTTTCACAATTTGAGAATACTTTTATTTGTTCATCTCTTCTGTAACATACTCCACATCCGACACTTTAACCTCAAGCTCTAAGCCCGTCGTGTAGCCGTTCCCGTTAAGGTTATGCACCACCCGGCTGATTATCCAAGCCTGCTCGTCTATAACACGCTTAAAGCCTTTGACCGCTATCGGCGTTTCAGGAAATAAATCTGCCCGACCAATAGCCAGCGAGATTGAAAACTCCGCCACTCCGCGCTGAATTTTGTCCCACTTCGCCTGAGCTGCACGCATGGCCTGCGCCTTTGTCGCGTAGATGGTCGTCAGCTCCAGCACGTTCTCAGACTCACCGACCATATACTCGCCCTCGCGCGCCTCCTGCTCTTTTTTGGCTCTGGCCTTTGACGTGGTTTTTGTCGCTTTTGGATGTTGCAGCGCGCGCAGGTGCTGCGCCTTCGGCTTGCGTTTAAGCTTCACCTTTTGCTTTTGCGGCTTCGGGTCTTTTGTGTGCAGCCATTTAGCCGTTACGCCGGTGTAGGCTTCCCGGTCAGCAATCGCAAACTGATGACGGTCGCCGTCGCCGCGTTCGATTGTCATCTGCGGGATGGGCTTGCCGCTGGCCGTCCGACCGCTACCGGCTTTCAGGAACAGCAGTTTCCCCGCTTTCACCGACACTGATGCACCGTTTCGGTCAGCCAGGCGGGACAGAAACACCGCGTCGGATTCCTGCGTCTGGTCAATGTGAGGCACGGGGATCGCTTTCAGCGTGTCAGCCACGCTGGCCGTGAGTTTGTTGCGCGCTGCGATGGTCTCAACAATGACACCGAGCGTGGTGTCATGCCATGACTGCTCCCGGCGGGAGTTCAGCGACCCGCGAAAATCAGCGCTGCGCCCCCGTATAGTCAGCGTATCAGGCGCGCCCCGGTGCTCGATTTCGTCGACCGTGAAACTGCCCTTATTCAGCAAGGCTGAGCCCTTCCAGCCCAGCCACAGGGTCAGTTCTGCACCGCGCGGTGGCAGCTCGACAAGCCCGTCGGTGTCGTCAAGCTCGATGTCGAGCTGGTCAGCCTCAAATCCGCGATTGTCCGTCATGGTCAGACTGATTAGCCGGTCGCTGAAATTTTGCGTGATATCGTCGCCATCGAGCGTGAGCATAAACGCCGGGGCAATCTGCGCCCCGGCCTGAACATTCAGACCCGTAATCATCCTGCCAGCCCTCCCAGCCAGTTACCGGCAGACGTCACCAGATTGTCAGCCTGCGTTTTCAGGTCGCCGTAAATCGCCGCAAGCGAGTCATCGACCCGTTTCAGCGAGAGACTAAACTCGATTTTTCTGGCTGCGCCGTCGCTGAATAATTCGGTGTGCGTGTGGGTCACTTTATCGATGACATACATACCGTGGATCATCCCCGTCCCGTCAATCAGCGGCCACGCTCTGCCCTCGTCTGCCATCAGCTCGACAGCCGTCAGTGACAGGCGGCCGCCGGTGATTTCGGGGTACAGCACACCCGAAAGCGTGCGCGAGGTTTCCCCTTCCCCGAGAAACTGATAAGCCGGGGGTTTACCGATGCGGTCATTTGACGCCCACCGGTAATCCTTCGAATATTGCATGGACTGATGCGGCAGCGTGCGGCGTTCAAACACAAATAAACCCAGTACCATTAACATGTTTTAGTCCTCATCCATCATGGCGCATACTTGAACGCTGGCGCGCACGATTTTCCCGGTCGAGTTTTTCGACTGCTTCCCAGAGCCGCCGATCGAGGTCAGTTCCCGGCGCAACGCCACCCGACAGATTAATGTTGTATTCACGCTTGCTCTGGTCGACATAGGACCTGCCAGCAGGTGCCGTCACTGGCTGGTACATCTGATAACCGCCATAAACGGAGGTCTGCGGGATATAAGACCCGTTTTGCGCACCGGCTGCGGCACTGGCTTTAGCGGCCGTCTGGTCGAGACCGTCCGACTCTTTTTTGATAACTCCGAGCTTTTCCAGCAGCCAGTCGACGCCACTGCGTAACTTATTGAATGAACGGAGCGGCAGCATCAGCGCATCAGCCAGTGTTTTGCCGACCACCACACCGACATTTTTGAAACGATCGAGCGTTTCCTGTGTCGCCTTAACCGGTGCTATCAGGTCAGTGAACCACTTCCAGACCCCGCGCAATTTCTCGATGATGGAATCAAACACCGGCGTCAGCGGCGAGAAGATTTCCGCCACCGGCGCAAATGCCGCTTTAAGCCCCTCCACCACGCCCGAAAAGAATGCGCTGATGGGCTCCCAGTATTTTCGAATCAGGAGCGCACCGGCCACAAATGCACCGACCACCGCTACAACCGGCCATGTAACAGCAACGAGAACAGAGACAATGGCGCTACCCATTGCGGCCAGTGTTGTACCAAGCAAACCAGCAGCGGCGATAATGGCGTTAATCCCCATCACCACCGGCCATGAAACCAGACCAATCCCGCCAATAACACCAATCAGCGCCAGTGCGCCACCGGCTACAACACCGATAGTGGTCGCCAGTGATTTATTGCGGGTGATCCAGCCATCGAGTTTCAAAACATATCGCGTGGCCGTCTGCGTCAGTTTGCGCAGAGCGTCGTTTTGCTGGTCAAACAGGTCAGTTCCCACGGCCTCATAAGCAGACTGAAACTCTTTAAAGTCACCGCCGAGATTGTCCTGCATGATTTTGACCAGCTCCTCGGTTTTACCGTCCGAGGCTTTAAACGCTGCGGTGAGTTTATCGAGCTTGCCGGTCGACGCTGCGGTCATCAGCACCGCTGCCGCCGAACTCGCCTCTTCACCGAAGATGGTTTTCATGTACTCGCCGCGCTGGCTGGTTCCGAGATTATTTTTCTCAAAACTGCGCTGCATTTCCTTCAGGATGGAAAATATCGGGCGCGTGTTTCCTCTGGCATCAGAAGTCTTAACGCCGAGCTCTTTGATAGCCTCAAAGGCTTTACCGGTCGGCGCCTGTAGGCGGCTCAGGATTGCACGGCTACCCGTACCCGCCATCGAGCCGGTAATTTTGGCATCGTGCAACGCACCGACCATCGCGGCGGTTTGCTCGATACTGACCCCGGCATTTTTCGCCACCGGCGCGGCATAGGTCAGCGCATCACTCAACCCGTCAAAGTCGGCGGCGGTTTTGTTCATCGTCATCGACAGCACGTCGCCAATGTGCGCGATCTGGTCGTTGGAAAGCTGAAACGCAGATTTCATCCCTGTCAGCAGGGCGGCGTTCTCCTCCATTGAGCGCTGATTCGACAGCGCCATATTCAGCGTAACCGGCGTTGCCGCCTGAATGGCATCAGCATCCCCGCCACTTTTGGCGATGATGATTTGTGCACTCGCTGCGTCGTCAGCAGATGCGGCGGTATTGTCACCGAGCTGTCTGGCCTGTTTGCGTAACGCCTCCATTTCGGGCGACTGTTTGTCGACCCCGAGCACGGCTTGCAGCTCAGAGTTTTTTTGTGCAAACGAATAGCCAGGCATCAGCAGTTTAACCCCGGCCATGGTGCCAGCCGTGGCTATACCTGTACCCGCAGCGCCAGCCGCCGCCATGCTACCGGCCATATTTTTTCCGGCCTGATAGCGCTCCTTAACCCGGCTCAGCTTTGCCTGTTGCTGACTGACCCGCGCCAGCGCCTCACGTTGCCGGTTAAGCTGCGCAGTTGTCTCACTGATGCTGGTTTTAAGTCGACGCTCGTCAGCCGACAGCGTGCGGGTGTTTATCCCGGCCTGTGCAAGCTCGGTGCGCTGGCGCTGTACCGACTGCCTGAGCCCGTTATATTTGAGTTGCAGGTCAGCGGCGGATTTCTTTGCCGCTTCCATCGCGCGCGCCTGCGCATTGGTGGGGTTTTCCGTGTTTTTAAACTGGACGGCCAGCGCTGCGGCCTCCTGTTTCGCTTTGTTAAGCGACTGACCGGTCACGGCAAGCTGTGCGCTCGCTTTCCTGAATCCGTCGATTCGGGACGCCTGCGCGTTAAGGTCGCGCAGGGTCGTCTGTGAGTTGTGGATATCGCCAGCGAGGGATTTGCTGGCGTTCTGGATAGCTTTTAGCGGTCGGCTTGCCCGGTCTACTGCATTAAGCAGCACCTCGATCCTGACGTTATTGCTCATAGTGGTTTCCGCTTCGCTGTAGCGCCTTGTCGCGCCATGTGAGGAGCTCGGTCACGCTCAGGGAATACAGCTCTGATGGCGGCCAGTGAAAAATCACCGCGATATCCGCCATCAGGTCATCGACCGAAAGTTTTGCGGGGAACGTCAGCGAGCCGAAGATGGCGACAAAAAACCAATCACCTCAGCGGCGAACTGCATCAGGTCTGAGGCATCGAGACGGGCAATTTCATGCTCGGTGAGTGCCGGGTAAGTCATACGCGGCAGCACCTTAATCAGCGCGTCAACGTCAGAGTTTGCCAGCGAGGCCAGCGACACCCCGCGAAGGGTTCCCGCGTTAGGTTTTGAAACCGTCACCTCTCCGATTTTTTGCTCGCCGCGCATCAGAGGGTTGTCGAGGATCACGACGTGTGGCCTTTTGGTTTCGGTGACTTCATTTTCGGTTACGCCGGTTTCGATGTTGTTTTCCATAATGTTGCTCTCGTCTAAGTTTAGTGACCGGCCAGCCTGACTGACCGGTTAAGAGGGTTACAGGCCAATGGCCTTGCGATGCTCTGCCAGACGGTCGACCCCGTCGACTTTCAGCACCATGTTGATGACGTCAATCTCGATGACCTCCCTGCCGTCAATCGTGAGCTGGTAGTACGCGCATTCGGTCGAGATTTTGGTCGTGCCGCTTTCGCCCTGTTTGTTTTCGCCGCCGTCGTACTCTTTGTGACGGCCACGCATGACCACCTCAACGGCAGAAATCGCGCCGGTGTCATCGCGCTGGTATGAGCCGGTAAAGCGCAACGGTACGCTGTCCGCGCCCGGTGAGGCGTACTGCGCCCACAGCTCGACGTCGGGCAGACCGCCGAGCGTCCACTCGCACGACAGCGCATCGTCATCGAGACCGAGGTCAATCGACACCGAGCCCGGCATCCCGCCGCCGCGGTATTTCTCAAGCTTACGGGTCAGCTTTGGCAGGGTGACGGATTCAACGACGCCCATGTAGCTCAGGCCATCGTTGAACATGTTCAGGTATTTCAGTTTGCGTGGTAATGCCATGCTCAGAGCTCCTTAGCTGTTGACCGACTCTGACAGGTTCGCCAGATAGGTATCAGTGATGCGCTGGCGCAGGGTCAGGTTTTCCAGCGGCGGGACGGGGGTGTAGTCGTAATCGATATACAGTTTCCCCACCTTGAGCGTTTCCACGCTGTTTGACTCCGGGTCGTACCAGCAGGAGCCGTCAACGATATAGCCGTTATTTTTCAGCTCGCGGAATTTCGCATTGATACCGGCGACGATGTCGCGGATAAGCGTTGCGGTGACGGGTTTATCAATCGCCCAGGCGTGCGCCTCCGCCATCGTGTCAGCAAGTACCTGCGCCGTGCGGGTGTAGTTTTCAAAGAGGAATAACGGATCGTCGGAGCAGGTACGGTTGCCCCAGAATTTAAAGCCGTCGTTACGGATCAGTGTGGTGACACCGGCCTGATTCAACAGGTTCGCGTCGGTGGCCTTCTCCTGCAAATCCCATGAGACCGAGGCACTGACGCCGGTGACGCCATTCACGCCGACGTTAGACAGCGTTTTGTGCCAGCCCGTCTCCTGGTCGATTTTGGCACGCAGGCCGAGCGCGCGGGCGGTCGCCCATGCTATATCGGTCTGATTCGCCGTGGTATCCCACGCCAGAAAATCAGGGTGAATGACCATCAGCTCGCGCTGGCTGAAGTTTTCCCGATAGGCGATGGCTTCGGAAATGGTCTTGCAACCCCACGCGCTGATATAGCCAAACGCGCGCAGGCTCTGACAGGTTGCCGCGAGCGCGGTCGCCACTTCCAGAGAATCCAGCCCCGGCACGCCGAGAATGCGCGGCTTGACGCCGGTGACGGTTTTAGCGGTCAACAGCGCTTTAAGCCCGGTGTATTTGCCGTTTTCGTCGGTCGTGCCGATGATGTTGGAAATGGTTTCTTTCTGCGCCGCTTCCGGGTCGTCCGGGTCTTCAATACCTTCGGCAACGCGCACAACCACAACGACCGGCTTGCACTGGTCGGCAATGGCTTGAAGGGATTTTGACAGGGTGCCGAGCTTACCGGCTTTACCGATAGCGTTCTGCACGCTGGTAATCAGCACCGGCTCATTTAGCGGGAATGTGGAATCGTCAGCATCGCTGGCGGTGCAGACCATGCCGATGATGGCCGTCGAAACGGTGGAAATGGTGCGCGTGCCATCGTTAATCTCGATGACCTCGACGCCGTGATGATAGTCGCTCATCCGTTTAACTCCGTGGTTAAGGGGTGCAACTATTTTCTGTTGTGTGTGAGGTGTGAGAAACGAAAGGCCGTTGGGGGAGTGACAGCACAACGCGCAGTGACCGGTTGAGGGGGGCGGAAAGGGTCATTGATCGTTATCAGCGATCAATGACGGTTAATTGATCGCTGATAACCATTATCAATGAGTGGGTATTGTCGCTATCGTTTCGCCATTAACGAGGAAGCGATAATGACGATTTTACTCTGGGTTGTTGGTGGTCTGGCTGCATGGTGGCTCTTTGGCATTTGCTGGCTCAGACTGTTTGCCGGTGACGAAACAGAAAAAGACTATGAAGAATGCCCCTATGATTAAACCCGCTTAACGCGGGTTTTTTATTTCTATCAAATTTCATCACACCGGGAGCGGAGGCCATTCAATTTCTGGTGCATCGGCTGGTGTTACCCGGCTGAGGTAAACACGGTATTTTTTCCACACAGTTAACATGCTGACCTCGTTCTCAGTAGCTTCACCCAAATCTACGGCATCCTGTAACGTTTCAATGCTGAGTGTAGCTTCCTGCATCAGCCGCTTTTTCTCACTTTCTGCGAACGACACCGCTGCGGCGCGTTCTGCCTCCGTGTCTTTTTCCCAGCCTTCACCATTCCATCGCATAAAGTTTCCATCAGGGGCGATTGTCGTTATATCTGCTGGCAATGCACCTGGCCCGGAAAGAAATACGCGCTCGCCTGTTTCTTTGCTGTATAGCGTTTGATTTCGATAGTCCTCGACCAGATCCCACGCAGCCCCGTTGAATACGGCGACTTTTCCTTCTGGCACGTCGGGCGGGGCAATGTTCGTGCAGTCTGCCGGGAGACCAGTATTAGCCGGTATATAAGCATCCCCCGCGCCAATAAACTCTCGGGTGTCTGCGCGGAGGTTGTAAATTCGGATAGTGCGGTCTTTACCAGAAAATTTAAAAGCCATTATGCAAGCCTCACAATGTAGTTATAAGCGATATTTTTAACGGTGTTCTCTGCGTTACCAGCAGCGGCAACGGTAATGGTGTGGGTATGCGACCCCATAACAACCGAGTGTGTGTGCGACCCTACGGCCACCGTATGCGTATGAGCCCCTACGGCTACCGTATGCGCATGCGCGCCAGCGCTGGCCGCAGTACCCGTAATGTTATGGGTGTGCGCTCCGGCATTAACGGTTGAGGATGAGGTGTCTACATTGCCATTGGTATTGAAAACGTTTCGGTCAATATAAACACCGTTTCCGCCGCCACCGTTACGCCATGCTCGCTGGGCGTGGCTGTGGTCGCCTGCGCTGGCCGCCGTACCTGAAACACTGTGCGTATGCGCGCCGGTGCTGTTTGATGTTTTAGTCCCGTAGTCAAAGGCGCTGGTCGTTTTCGTCCCGTAATCGAATGCGCTGGTGTTTTTCGTCCCGAGATCGGTTGATGAAGCTGATGCCCCGTGATTGTGCGACTTAATGCCGTCCTGTTCCTGTGACAGTACTGCACGACCGCTTGCAGGCTTCCCTTTAATCGTCCATCCGCGCATATCGGGGATTACGCCTGACGGATATGCTGCCGCCAGAAGGGGATAAGCCGCTTTATCGAAGGTTTGCCCCGCCATAATGGCATAACCGGACGGTGCCACATCGGACGGCCACGGAATAGGGGCACCAACAGGAAACGAATCAACAGGCGTCCACGCAGTCCAGGCACCAGTTGAATACTGGCTCCTGGTATAACTTCTGGAACTGTTATAAACCCTGTAAACCTGCGTTACTCCGGCATTTTTATAAACAACCAGCGTTCCGGCGTTATTTTCGGGGTAGTGCCTAGCGGCTGAGGTATTGGCGTTCGCTGGCTGGTAATAAATCCCCGGCGTTTTCAGCGTGTTCAAATCCTCTGTCGAAAGCCCGATTGCCTGACCGTTGAAAATATCCTGAGAAGTAACGTTTATATCGTCTGTCAGCGCACGACCATTAACCTTACGCCCGCTAGGAACCGCACCCACGTCCGCAGCTGTAGGTTTATTCTTGTCGGTATAAAAATACTGGTAACTCTTTGTTTGCCCGGCATCCCAGCGAATCGCAATTTTGCCTGTGCTGCCTGACGGAATAATCAGATGTCTGTCGTCCCTGTTTCCGCCTCCATCCTGTAGCAATGTAAGAGTATGAGCGTACGGACCACCATCAATAGCGTGCGTCCAGAAGCCAGAAGGTAATCCAGCTGGAATATTGTCATAACTATTTGACCCGGCCACGGTTGTCCGAGGGGCTGTACCACCAAGCCCCCCATAGCCAACAGTCAACACCCTGCCCGCTGTAGTATCCGTCTGAGAGGTGACAACATCTTTCCCCGACGCTGTCCTGAGACTGTTTTTTACTTTCGTCAGGTCATCATTTACCGCTTTAACCGCATTCGGCGTTGCAGCGACGCTCTCAGACGTGCTGTCTGTCGCGCTACTGAGCTGGACGATACCCTTTTGCGCCGTGGTTGCGTCCTGAGCCGTATATTTCCCTTTTGCAAGGTCATACGCCATCTTGACCGCTTTCGGCGTTGCTGCGAGGCTCTCAGACGCGCTGTCGGTCGCACTGCTTAGCTGAGTGAAACCCTTAGCGGTGAGCGTGGCGTCAGGATGGCGGCGGGACTGCTCATGCTCAGCGAGCTTCTCGTCGACGTAGTCCTGCGTTGCCATCACCGTTGAGGTGTCGATGGTCAGCTCGACTGACTCGATGTCGCTCACCATAATGACCATTCGCACGGTCTGCGCGCGGCCAGAGCCCTCCGCCAGCGCTGGCTTGTAGCTCTCTGCCATATTACCGACCGCAATCAGCGTGCCGGTGTCGTCATAGAGCCCGAGCTCGCGCATCCAAAAACCGCCGGTCTCAGGCGGGATGAGCAGCTCCGCCACGACATAATTTTTATTTTTCCTGTCCTGGCTGATTTTGTTCAGCGCATGACGCCAGACTTCTTTAACGAGTTTTGTCTGGTTCGGGTCAGGTACCGGCAGCGTACCGCCGCCATCACCGACGGCCATCGCCGTAAAATTCACCTTTTTCCCGTTCGGGACGGTCGCCGCCGCGAGTTTTTCGGCACCGGCTTTGGTGATGACCGTTTTATATTTCACTGTCATTGTGCTCTCACTTATCCGGGGTAAACCGTGATGATGTCGCCGTCATAGCTCAGGGCGCCGGTGTACAGATAGCCGGGAATGTCCTGAATAATATTGAGGCCGATAAGATGGCGGCTGGCTGGCTTTGCATCAGCAATAAGCCGCTCCATTTCGTAATACATTTCCTCGGTGATGCCGGTCTCTAACACACCGATATCGAGGCGAAACGTGCCGGGCGGGTCGTTTGTTTGCCACCATTCAGACACGTTTATCAGGTAGCCGAGCGGCTCCACCACGCGGCGCACTGCCCCAATCGTTCCTTTGTGTGCGTGGATATACCAGGCATTGCGGATCACATCCCGTTTAGTGGCCTCCGGCCAGTTCTCATCCCACCGGTCAACTGAAAACGCCCACGCCAGCCACGGCAGGAGGTTTGCCGGACAGTCGTCCGGGCTCCAGAGTCGGCGCAGGGGGACGGGGGTATTCTCGATTTCAGCGCAGGCACGCGCCGCCGCCACCTCAAGCGGCGAGGAGCCAACCGGCAACAGTCGGGTGTCATTCATCATTGCCCCCTATGGTGACGCTGTACTCGCTGCACCATGACGCCTGCGTGTCATCGAGAACGATGTCAGCCACCGGCGCGGCCAGCTCGACACGCTGCACGCCCTCGACATGTAACGCCGCATAGATGGCGGATTTACGGATGTCTCGCCCGAGTCGGTGTTGCGCGTTGATATACGCCTGTAACTTTGCTTTTGCCGCACTGAGCACTGGCTCACTTTCGGGACCGGGATAAAGGTAAAGTGATGCGGTGATTTTGTAGTCGACGATTTTCGCTGACTGCACGGTCACGCGGTCGGCTACCGGCCTGACATCTTCGTCATTCAGCGCATTGCGCACGATGGCGAGCAGTTCGTCAGAGGCCACGCCGTTATTTTCACGCGACAGCACAGACACGGTCACACACGCAGGCTCGGGACTGATGACGGAAATATCCGCGACACGCCCGTCGGCGCTGCGGCCATGAAACTGATATGCGCCGGTTGAGCCTGCGGTACTCAGTCCCTCAAAAGCCTGTTGAATGCGCAGACGGTAGTCGGTATTCGACTCCATTACGGCTGGCGTGGGCGGAAACGTCGTGTCGTCTGCCGGGGTGATGACGAGGCGCTCGACGTTATAATTTCCGCCTATCTGGTCAAGGTCGGCATCTTCTGCATACGCCAGCATGACCGCACGCGCGGCCTCGTTGACGCGCTGTCGCCAGATAACCTCCCGGTAGGCGTTTTCCTCCAGCAGCTTAACTATCGGCTCTGATTCGAGCGTCAGCGTGCGCGCGACTGCCTCCTGTTGTTCCTCCGGGTATAACGAGATGAGCGTCGCCTTGCGCTCCGCGAGGATGGTCTCATAGTCCAGCACCTCCACGACATCAGGCGCGGCGAGCTGGTTCAGGTCAACAATTGCCATAACGTTTAACTCAGTGGAATAGTGAGGGAAAAGGGCTGGCCGTTTGCCGAGCGCGTGCCGGTAATATCGACATACAGCCCGCCGTCGGTCTCCGACCGCTCAAAGGTGATGGTTGTCAGACTGACGCGCGGCTCCCACTTCTGGATCGCGGAATAGCACGCAGCCATAATCTGCAATCGCAGTGCCGGTGTCTGCGGCTGGTCAATCAGCGCCGACAGGAGCGAGCCGTATTCACGGCGCATGACGCGCGAACCAACCGGCGTGACGAGAATGTCGCGCACGCTTTGCCTGATATGCTCAGCCTCAGCGATACTGAGACCGGTCTGGCTGTTCATACCGAGATAACGCACCGTCATTTAGTACCCTCCGTCCAGCTTCCGCCCCGTTCAACGCCGCCGTGGTCGTGGTCATCCACCTGCACGCCGTTTGAGGTCAGTTTCCCGCCGGTGTGCTCGATGTTCCCGGTCATCTTCCCGCCCTTCTGCACTTCGAGCGTGCCGGTCGTCAGTTTGTTGGTACACACCACCTCGGGTGTATCGAGCGTGATACGGGTCGAGGCTTTCACCAGCACCACCGGCACGGTGGCTGTGATGGAATCCGACGCGGTAACGTCTGCGGTTTTGATACCTGACACGGTTAGCGCACTGTTTTCGGGTTCGTACTCAATGACCGCACCATCAGGGAAGGTAACGTGAAGCGCATCGGGTGAGGCTGACGGCGCGGGATTGTCATCTGAGAAAATGCCCGGCAGCACAAAGGCCGTATCGAGCTCACCGCCGATGGCCAGCAATAACACCTGCTCGCCAACGGACGGAGCCCACCACACGCGAGAGCGACCGGCGCGACAGGTGAGCCAGTTAAGCCAGGTGGTTTGCATGCCGCCGGTCTGGACACGACACAGCCCCTCGTCGTGGTCGACGTCGGTCACGATGCCGGTGCGGATGAGGTTGCGGATCGCTCGTGCGATTTCCTGCAAAGAAGTTAAATTTTTCATAGGAGAAGGATGCAATTGAATGGAGCTCGCAACAATCAAAAGAGATTTGGTGATAGCTCAAACAACTTTTTTCGGCAGGCTACTGATGAGAAGCGCCTTGTAAATAAGTTGAATTTGATCAGATATAACAGTACGTGCATAATCGCTTTATAAAACGCAGAGATCACATTACCTATGAGGGGCTTTTATGCTTGTTAAATATTACAAACTCGTTTTTTCTGAAGAAATTAATCGGTTGGCTCCAAGATGTGATTTTTTGTTGAATGGTCTTTTTAGAATGACACAGCCCAAATATCTAAATGATAAGGGCAGCGAATCTAGGTTACTTCCTTACTTCAATCAGTTTTCTCCAGCAGATTATGAATGGGCTAAAAAAGAACATGCTAAATGGGAATCTAATCCATCTTACGAACCTTCAAATGAAGAGCTGGAATTTTATTTGAGGCCGGTAGGTAGAAGATATGGTGAAGACTTCCCTCATTTATTAAAGAATGAAGGCTTCGAATCCATGGAGGAATTTGATTACGCAGAACTATGCAAAATAGCAACATCCATTAACAATTACTTGGTCGAAGTATTAAGTTGCCAGCTAGGTGTTTTTTCACTTTGCAACACTGACACAAATGAAAACATGTGGACTTATTATGCAAATGACGGGGAAGGTCTGGCAATAAAATTCAAAGAAGAACATTACTTCTTTAAAATATTTCAACCAAAAAAGGTAAACTACAAACCGGAAAAAAGAGCATCTTTAACTTATTACAAAGGAATGGTGAGATTAAACGGCTTACCACTGAAGAAATTCTTTCCCAACAATTACGTGAATTCTTCATTTGTACTAAGTCCTCTTTTAAATGACGAAATCAATCTCGCAGGACTAGCAGAAAGAATCCTTTATTCAAAAGCTGAGAACTGGAAAGTAGAGGATGAAGTTAGGATTATTTTCCCTTTACGTTATTGCGAAGAAAAAAAAGGCCAGAAAACAAAACCAAAAATTGAAATAGAATTACCGCCCACCATGCATGACTATCACAATGAACAATTTGAGATTAATTTAAAAAAAATACCATTTGATGCGTTTGATTCTTTGATTTTTGGCTACAACATGAAAGAGGAAGATATAGCGCTGGCAATTAACAAAGCGAATCAAAACCCAGAGTTGGCACACCTAAAATTCAAACAAGCTAAGCATGATGTTTTTGGAAATATAAAAATATACGATTATAAAAAATGAGTTTGTTAGGCTGGTTTGAGGATGATTAATATCATCCTCAACTCTCTTCTTTCACCCACTCAACTTAAGTACTTAAAAATTACTGATTCAACAAATTCCTTATCTGCTTGGCTAAATCCGAGTAACTGGCGCTCTGCGTACTGCACATCCTGAGCGTGCACGTTTGGCCGGTCTTTGAGGCCGTACTGATGGACACGCGCGATACGCTGCACATTTCCGGTAAATTCCACCACAGCACTGTTTTCACGGCCACTGGCTTTCATGTACCGGTTAGTGCGCAGTTTTTGAAACATCGCCCGTTTAATTCGACCTTTTTTGGCTCTCAGGGGCTGGCGCTTTCGCGCCTGATACGGTGAGCCATCGGGGGCTTTTTGCTGTTTGATACGTTGCTGTTGCGCCGTTCTGAGTTGCTTCGCAATCTCACCGGCAAGCTTCCGACGCCCTGCGGGTGACAGGGCAGCAAGCATCCCCGCAAGCTGGTTATCAAAGGGTTTAAAGTCACTCATCCCACTTGCTCACCAGTTCACCGTTGATATAGAGCTCTTTTGGACGCGTGACGGGTTCAGGCGGTGGCGGCTCCGGGGCATAGCTCACATGCAGCGCGCCGTTTTCTTCCCTGATGATGGTGCGCTCGGTGAGCTGGAGGCTGATGCTGATATCAACCGTATCCCCGTCGTTTAAATCCATCTGGAAGCGGTAGCCCTTTTTATGCCCCTCATCGAGCGTGCAGATATCCGGCTGGTTTTCCCTGAGCCACGCGGCCACCGGCACGAAAATCGAATCAGGGTCGCCCACAAAATCACACACGATGACATTCAGGGTGTAAATTTTCTCGTGGGACAGGGAGGCCGCGAGCCGTGCGTCGATATTCCCCTCGTCGGCAAAAATGCGCATCATCTCGGGATTGGTTTTAAGCTGCGGGACGGCGTCAGTTAGCGCTTTTCGCAGGCTGATTGCTTTCTTCATCGAGTTTATCCTGACAGGCTTTGACGGTTTCAATCTGTAACGCGCAGGCGGCGAGCGCGTGCTCAAGCCTGCGGATGTCTGCACTCAGGTCGCCATTAGTGGCCGGGTCGCTTCCCGGCATCGGGCAATAGCTTACTTTCGGGCAGGCGCTGTAAACAATGACCGGCGGAGGCGCAACCGGCGCGGGTGTGCAACCTGCGCACAACATCAGGCAGCTCAGCGCTGTACCAGCGGCGTAACGTTTCATTTTCATTCATCAGTCTCGTAATTGTTTCTTCCCGGCGCACGGCCATCGCACCGGCAGCAATCAGCTCACCACGTAAACTGACCTGCGCGGTTTCATTTCGCCTGGCGATTCCCTGCGAAACGGAAAGCTGATTTTTCAGCATTTCGATCACGTTTTTCTGTTCGGTCGCGACCTTATTTGCCCGGTCAAAAGAGCGCCGAAGATTACCGTTCTCATGCCTTAACCAGAACACAGCCGCCATCGCCAGACCTGCGGCAATCAACATCACAATGAATCTGGACACAGCCCCGCCTCCTCAATGCGCTGACGGTATGAGGTGCGCACCCCCGTAAAGGTCAGGACGCAAATCAGATAAAGCAGCGCGGTAAAGATCCAGCCAGCTCCGAGCAGACACCCTGTGGTTACGACAAAAAGAATAAGAGACCATGCGCGACGCGCCTTTGAGGGCTTGTTACAGAAAACAGCGCGGAAGATTTTCATAATCTCGGGTTTTACCGGGATACCCTTCCCCGCATTTCGTAGCCAGTGGTCAAAAACAGCCACACCAGCGAGGCTCGCCGTAATACTGACAACACAGCCAAACAGCGCCCACGCTGCAACAAAATTAAGTGCTGCACTTTGCGGCGAAGCCAGCCCCCATAGCAGGAATACAGCCAGCAGGGCATCTAAAATCAGTGAACGTAAAAACTTTTTCATTGAGAAACTCCTTTCAGACAATAAGCACGCTCACGCGCGCGGCGATTTTCCAGCCCTTTATTGATTGAGCCATTCACATAAACCCAGCGGGTAAGCTGGTCGCACGCCTGCCACCATTGGTGGCGCTTGAGGTATGAGACCAGCGTCGACCGGCAGGCCGCGCCGGTTCCCACGTTGAATGAGAAGCTGACCAGCGCGTCGTAAATGTGCTGCGGCATTTCTACCGGCACGCAGACTGCGAGACGCCTCTCGACGTTCATCACATCCGCGACGAGGTTCGCCGCCGCCTGACGTTCTGTGATTTCCCCTGTCGGGACGACACCGGCAGTGTGGCCGATGCCTGACGTCCACACTCCCGCGCTGCACTGGTAAGGCGTCAGGCGACAACCTTCGAGGTCGGCAATCAGCGCCAGCCCCTCGGGCGAGGTGTTAAGCAGACGAAAGTCAGGCATCAACGCCGCCAGCGCCAGCACTGCGGCCACACTGCAACGTTTAACGACTGATTTCACGAATAGCCCCCTTGTCGAGTCCGAGTGACGTCAGATAGAGGTACGTTTTGCGCTTAAACCAGTAGTTCGTCAGCGCGGTAAAGATGGCGCATCCGCCGCCCACGTAAAGCGCCATCTTTTCAGGCGACATTGCGCCGAGGTACGCCAGCGCGACGGCCAGCCAGTAGGCGATAAACGTGGTGATTTTCTCCATACTCAGTCCCATAGATTCACCGTTTCGGTTCTGGCCGCGCTGTTGGTCTCGGGTAGTTCAATTGCCGTGCCGTGCGGCAGGATGACGCCGAGCTCAGACAGGCCGGGATTCGCTTCTAAGACGGTTTCGACCACGCCCTCGGTGCGCCCGTAGTACCGCACACAAATCGCGTCGAGGGTGTCGCCCTGTAGCGCATACGCTTTCATCAGATTTGCCCCACAATGCAGCGCGCTTTGTCCTGGATGCGCGCCACAGACCAGCGCATATCCCGCCACATTTCATCGATAGTGCTGTCGATGCTGTCGGCCTTTTTGTCACCTCTGGCGGTCGCATCCACGCCGCGAAAACGCTCGTAAAGCGTGGCGGTCGTCATGGCACACACGGCGTTGAAGTAGTGGAAAACACGCACACTTTCGCCGTCGAGCCTGTCGGTCGGGACATCCGCCAGCGTGGCGTAACCGGCATCGAGCTGGCGCTCGCGCCATTCGCCCAGCTCCGCGTTCGTCTCCGCGATGGCGGTCTTAATTGCCCGGCGCAGGCGCACAGGGGAAACGGTCTGCTCTAAACGCATTTCCTCACGCACGCGCTTCGGGTCAACATCAGGAAAAAACGGGGTATTTTTGATTACCGGCTCGCTCACGCCCGGCGGCGGTATCACCACGCCCGGCACATCCTGCGGCTCTTTGTTTTGCTCAATAATCAGCGTCGTCATGACAACCTCGGGTAATAGGTGGGCGGTGGACGCCGGTCGCAGTCAGGGCAATTGATACCCGCTTTGACCGGCGTGCCGCCCGGCTCGGGGAGCGCTCGGTTAACCTGCGGCTTTAGCCGCCTTTGGTGGACGCCCGCGACGTGCCGCCGGTTTGGCGGCAGGTTTGCGCGTGCGCGGTTTGGTCGTTTTGGTTTTCGGTGCCGGTTCGGGTTTTGGCCTGAGCTGGCGCTCTAACTGCTCGATATCCTTTTTCACACCGATTGTGCGTTCTAACTGAATCGCACGTTGCAGGTGCGCCAGCGCCTCGGGCAGTTGATTCGCATCACGCAGGACATAGCCGGTGATTTTGTGCAGCTTTGCGCGCACGATATCTGGCATGTCAGCGCGTTCAGTCAGCGCAATGGTGTCGAGCAGGTTCGCCAGTTCGACCGGCTGTTTTGCAGTGAGCAGGCGCTGCGCGGACAGTGCCACCTCTTCGGCCAGCAGGTAAGGCGTCGGACGGCGACCGGTCGGCATGGTCAGGCCAAAGGTCATGGCGTAACGGGCAATTTCCAGCGCCCCGGCGATATCGTCAGCATCGAGACGCCACAGCATGACCGTCATGACGATGTCATCCTGCGCGCCCTTGCCGTTTGCGAGGACGCCAGCCACCCATGGCAGATAGAACGGCAGCAACTCACGCTTCTTATCTGCCTTGCGCTCATTGGATCGGATTTGTTTTAGCGTGCGGTTGTCTGCGGCCAGCTTAACGAGCATCTGCTCATAGGCAGTTGCATTGCGCAGCGGGACAGCAGCCCGCCGCGCTGTTTCAGAGGCCGAGACCCGCATCATGTGACGCGCTGCGGGACTCGTCATGGCTTACTCTCCGCTTTCCGGTGCAGCAGGTGCGGTGAAGTCACCGAGCTTTATATTTTCAATCAGGCAACCGGCAGCGTATGCCTCGACCACGTAGTCGGTATTCATTGACTCGTAGTTCTCGATGCGGTCTTTCTTCGGGTTTTCGATGATGCTGCGGCGATGCGCGTCATCCATGAAGTAGATAGACAGGTTATCGAGACGCGTCACCATCAGGGCATTCGCCGGGAAATAAGGCACGCGCACGGCAGGCAGGTTGCCGATTCGCTTCTGGCTGATGATGATGTCAGCGGCCAGCGACTCGCTGTTTTCCTGGTCTTTATTGACGATAGGGAAGTATTTATCCGCCATCAGCTTGCGACCGGTGATGACAACCAGCTCCGGGTCATCCTGATAAATCTCATCAATCAGGTTGCTGGTGGCATCCATGACCAGCGCGTCGAGGTTCGCATAGTCGCCGTTTTTACCCACGCGGATCACATCGGAAATGACCGCGCCGTCCTCGTCGGTGATTTTTGACATCACACGCGCTGGCGCTTCATTGCGGTACTTCTGCAACCAGCCAACGGCAACATCCTGAAGCATCGGATTTTTTTTGCGGTCAGATTTTGCGGCACGCTCAATGCCGTTGAAACCGGCCATGATGAAATCGAGCGCCTGACGCTTGATAATGGCGTTACGGATACGGGTCTGGAAGTCCTGGAATCGCGCCCACAGGTCGAGCTGTTTATAGCGGATATGGAAGTCAAAGTTAATCTGCGCGCACTCGTATTTGTTGGACTCCAGCGCGGTAAAATCAGCGGTTTCACGCTCACCATCGCCGTCAGTATCGGCGGTGCTTGCGATTGTGCCGTTAACACCCACACCGACCTTTTCGCCTTTCAGTTCGTCGACCGGCACGATGTTGATTTTCGTCAGGAATGAGGACGATTCCTGCACGGTGTCCATCATGGTTTGTGTGACCGACGGCTCGACGGTGAATTTCTTCGCCACGTCATCGGTGGAAATGTCGTTCAGCTCCGCGACGCGGGTCAGGTAGGCATTGAATTTAAAGCGGGTTTGTTTACGCATGGTTTTTCCTGTTCGGGTAATAGGTATCAGGCCGGGCAGCGCGCCCGGCGGGTTATCAGCAGTTGGTCAGCAGCTCGTCGCCCGTACCACCACGAGAAAGCTCGCGGCGCGGCTGGCGCTGGCTTTCGGTGTTATCGAGGGAGTTTTTGAGGTCGTTAAACGCCTGCGCGCTTTCTTCGGCCTTGCTGGTCACGTCCTGCTTAAGCTGAGCCAGTTCGGTCTCAAGCTCAGTGACGCGCTGGTCGGTGGCGGTGAGGTTGGTTTGCACCAGCTCGGTGACGGTCGTCACAGCCTCATGCACATCTGCAAGACGTGCGTCGTCGCTGGCCTGTTTACGGCTGAAAATGGCCTTTACCTTGTCGGTCAGGCTGTTGAGCATGGTGTCGGGAACGTCTTCAAATTCCAGCTCAGCCAGTGAGGCCACAGAGAAGAGATCGCCCGGCTGGTCTTTTTTACCGGCGAGCGGGTTCTGCGTGGCGCGGCTACAGAATTCGAGGTATTCGGTGCCGAGGCTTGCCGGGTCATCGGTGACGGCGAGGCCAACCAGATAGCACTTGCCACTGTTGGCAAAATTCGGGCGGATCTCCATTGAGGTGTAAACCTTCTGCCCGGCCTTAACCATGCTGACCAGCTCGTCAAGGGGCTGGATTTTGCCAAACAGCGCCTTTTTGCCGTCGAGCGCAGAGCCATCGCTGATAACCTCCGCTTTTAGCTCGACTACATCGCCGTATCGCTTAAACAGACTGTCAGGCAGCAGCCCCCGGATATGTTCGAGGTTAATGCGGCAGCCGTAGACGCGCGGGTCGAACGTATCGGCCATTTCCTGAATGTCATCAGCGCTGATGACGCGGCCATCGCAGGTGTCACCCTCGACGCCGATGCGAAACCATTTAGAAACTTTCTTTGCCATTGTTCAGGTGTCCTGATGTTGGGTTTTCGGGTCGGGGTTAGTTTCCCGACTCAGCCCCTCATCAGCCACCTGTTGCGGAAGTGCAATCCCTGACACAACAGGGGTTTAGCGATTAAGCACGGTCATTTCCTTAGCCTTGCCTAGTAACATCAAAACGAGGTAAGCATGACCATTTCAACTGACCTTTCATTACTCAATGACCCACGACGACAGGCGCGGCTGTTGTACTGGCAGGGGTTCGCCGTGCCGCAAATCAGCGACATGCTGCAACTCAAGCGCCCCACGGTGCAGAGCTGGAAACAGCGTGATGGATGGGAGGAAACCGCGCCAATTAACCGCGTTGAATCGACGTTAGAGGCGCGCCTCATCCAGCTTTACGCTAAGCCCGACCTGACGCCGCACGACTTTAAGGTCGCCGATTTTCTGTCGCGCCAGATGGAGCGCCTTGCTCGCGTGAACCGCTACAGCCAGACCGGAAACGAGGTGGATTTAAACCCCAACATTGCCAGCCGCAACAAAGGGGATCGCAAAAAGCCGAAACGTAATTATTTCAGCGACGAGGCAATCGGGAAGCTGGAAGAGATTTTCTTTGACCAGTCCTTTGAGTATCAGCTCAGGTGGCATAAAGCCGGGTTAGAGCACCGCATCCGCCACATCCTGAAATCGCGCCAGATTGGCGCAACGTTCTACTTTGCGCGTGAGGCGCTCCTGCGCGCCCTTAAGACCGGGCAAAACCAGATATTCTTATCAGCCAGTAAAACGCAGGCTTACGTTTTCCGTAAGTACATCATCGCCTTTGCGCGTCTGGTCGACGTCGACCTGTCAGGCGACCCGATTGTCATCGGCAACAACGGCGCAGAGCTGATTTTCCTCGGGACCAACTCCAACACCGCGCAGAGTCACAACGGCGACCTGTACGTCGATGAAATTTTCTGGATACCCAATTTCCAGAAGCTGCGAAAAGTCGCCTCCGGTATGGCGTCGCAGTCACACCTGCGCACCACCTATTTTTCGACGCCGTCCACGCTGGCGCACGGCGCGTACCCGTTCTGGTCAGGGGAGCTGTTTAACCGTGGCCGCAGTAACCGCGACGAACGTGTCGACATCGATATCAGTCATCAGGCGCTTGCCGGGGGCATGTTATGCGGGGACGGTCAGTGGCGGCAGATTGTCACCATTGAGGACGCGCTCGCCGGGGGGTGCACCCTGTTTAACCTCGACCAACTCAGACAGGAAAACAGCGCGGATGACTTCCGTAACCTGTTTATGTGCGAGTTCGTCGACGATAAGGCGTCGGTATTCCCGTTCGAGGAGCTCCAGCGTTGCATGGTCGATGCGATGGAGGAGTGGGAGGACTTCGAACCGTTTGCCGACCGTCCGTTTAACTGGCGTCCGGTCTGGATTGGTTACGACCCGTCACATACCGGCGACAGCGCAGGCTGTGCTGTGCTGGCGCCGCCGCTGGTTGCCGGTGGCAAGTTCCGTATCCTTGAGCGTCACCAGTGGAAAGGCATGGATTTTGCCGCGCAGGCCGAGGCCATCCGTGCGCTGACCGAGAAATACACGGTTGACTATATTGGCATCGATGCGACCGGCATCGGCCAGGGTGTTTACCAGCTCGTACGCTCATTCTTCCCGGCAGCGCGCGCCATCCGTTACACGCCGGAAATGAAAACCGCAATGGTGCTGAAAGCGAAAGACACCATCCGACGCGGGTGTCTGGAGTATGACGCCGGTGCGACCGACATCACGCAGTCATTCATGGCTATCCGCAAAACCATGACCAGCAGTGGCCGCAGCGCCACCTATGAAGCCAGCCGCAGTGAGGAAGCCAGCCACGCGGATATCGCATGGGCGACCATGCACGCCCTGTTAAACGAGCCACTTTCCGCCGGTAGCGGTATGCATTCAACCTCGATTCTGGATATCAACTAAGATGAAAAAACGCCAAAAGAAACAGCCAAAACAGACCAACATGACCGCCATTGCACCGCAGAAAATGGAGGCGTTCACCTTTGGCGAGCCGTCACCCGTTCTGGATCGCCGCGATATCCTCGACTATGTCGAGTGCATCAATAACGGCAAATGGTACGAGCCGCCGGTCAACTTCTCCGGGCTGGCGAAAAGCCTGCGCGCCGCCGTGCATCACAGCTCCCCGATTTACGTGAAGCGTAACATCCTGACGAGCACCTACATCCCGCATCCGTTGCTTTCACGGCAGGATTTCAGCCGCCTTGTGCTCGATTATCTGGTGTTTGCTAACGGCTATCTTGAGAAGCGCATGAGCGTGACCGGCCAGCTCATGAAGCTGGAAACCTCTCCGGCCAAATACACCCGCCGTGGTGTCGAGGATGGCGTTTACTGGTACGTGTCGGACTATACGCACCCGCACCAGTTCGCGCCCGGCTCGGTGTTTCACCTGCTTGAGCCCGATATCAATCAGGAGCTCTACGGGATGCCGGAATACCTGAGCGCGCTTAATTCCGCCTGGCTGAATGAATCCGCCACGCTGTTTCGTCGCAAGTATTACCAGAACGGCGCGCACGCGGGTTATATCATGTACGTCACCGACGCGGCGCAGAGCAGCACCGACGTCGAGGCGCTGCGCTCCGCGATGCGTGACTCGAAAGGGCTCGGGAATTTCAAAAACCTGTTTTTCTATGCCCCGAACGGGAAACCGGACGGCATCAAGATTGTGCCGCTGAGTGAAGTCGCCACGAAGGATGATTTTTTCAACATCAAAAAGGTGAGCGCCGCCGACCTGCTCGATGCGCACCGCGTACCATTCCAGCTTATGGGCGGCAAGCCAGAGAATATTGGCTCAATGGGTGATATCGAGAAGGTGGCGCGGGTGTTTGTACGTAACGAGCTGACACCATTGCAGGAGCGTTTCAGGGAAATCAATGAATGGCTCGGTTTAGAGGTGATCCGCTTTAAGGATTACAACATCGAAACTGAGTAACCCCCGCCAGAATGCCGCCTCCGGGCGGCATCCCCTCAGAGCGAGCCAGACGCCGCACACGCGGCGCAACCACGCCAGCACCTCATTAACCGACCGCACATAACAGCGCGCCACCACGACGCGCACAGACGCGTAAAATAAATCCTGTCACCACGTCTGGCGCGCAGTGCTATCCCCGCCTCGCCTGCCCGCTTAAGGGGGCGGTTTTAATGCAGTTGCAACAGCTAGAGGTTTGCTATGTTATCTAGCCTCGCACTAAAAATTCAATTAATGTAAGTGGATGCAATTTCATGCACCCAGCAATGCGAGAACAAAAACACCAACATTCATGGTTTGAATAACCTAACTAAGAGGGACTCATGAAGAAACACGTTGAAAAAATAAACTACCAACCCAAGCATGCTTCAGGAGAAATTAACATTCATCTAGCAGGCAGAGATTTAATCATCACTGGCGGGAATGGATGTGGCAAGACAACATTTTTAAATGCCATGAACAAGTATATCCAACATACATATGTTGATAAACAACATGATGCGAAAGAACGTTTACTTCAAAACTTAGATCATTGGCAGAACCAAATGGATCGGAATCCGAAAGGTACAAGCCAGCATGCGCAAGGTGAGGAGCAATGCAAATATATTCTAAGGGAATTAAACGAATATGATACAGGCATTGAAATAACAATGCCTGACACAATTGGCTTTTGTGCATTATTAGATGAAGGGAAAGCAATCTACAAATACTTCATTGCAGAAAGAAGGGCAGAAATAAATGCATCATCAGGCGCAACAAAAGCCAGCTTAGATGATAAAATCTCGAATAACAAATTTCAAATCAACGAGCAGCGACTAGGCAGCGAGTTTGAAAACCACTTAGTCAATTTGAAGACAAGGCAGTCATTTGCTGAAACCTATGATAAAGATTTTGAATTAGCCAGTAAACTTCAACAATGGTTCGACGAACTTGAAAAAAACATATCCATTTTAATGGAAGATGATTCTTTTGAATTGAAATTTGACTCAGATGGATTCAACTTCCTCCTTGTCCAAGACAATAAAGAACCATATACCTTTCAAAGTCTATCTTCTGGTTACTCATCAATCTTTAACATATTATCAGAATTAATAATGGTAACCGAGGCCTATAAAACATCTCCGCAAGATATGCAAGGAATGGTTTTAATCGATGAAATAGATGCGCACCTTCATGTTTCTCTACAAAGAAAAATTTTACCTTTTTTAAACAGTCTTTACCCAAACATTCAATTCATAGTAACAACCCACTCTCCATTTGTTATTGGTTCTCTTGATAATGCAGTTGTTTTCGATTTAAGCAGCAAACAAGAGTTTACGGATCTTTCCAATTATTCCTACGAGGCTATAGTTGAGGGGTTATTAGGAGTTCCAGTAGTATCAATGTCGTTAGAAAAAGATATAAAACGACTTTCTGGATTACTTTCAGAAAACACACCCGATGTAGTTGCCGTAACCGAATTAGTTGAAAAACTATCTCCTCATGATGATAAACTCGATGATGAAAGTGCAGTGTTTCTTATAAAAGCAAAAATGTTTCTTCGTGATAAAAGGAAGGGGGCATGATGTTTCAGGTTTTAAAAACCATGCCTGCACCTGCTTCACTAGAGAATAAGGTGTCATACAGCAGCAGAGATGTGATAGAGCAACTTGCAAGTGACTTCCATAACAAATGTTACATTTGTGAAATAAAAGACCCAATATCATTAAATGTTGAGCACTTCGAACCACATAAAAGCATTGATAATGAAAAAAAATATGACTGGAAGAATCTATTTTTTGCATGTGCAAGATGTAACAACATAAAAAGAAGTAAGTATGATAACATTTTGAATTGCACAAGCACAGATATTGACGTTCTTATGGCGGTAAAGCATGAATTCCCTGTAACAGCTCACGCAAAAAAAGTAAACATTACTGCCATGTTTGATGATGAAAAGACGAAAATGACCGCTTCTTTAATTGATGAGGTTTTCAATAGTGAAAGCACCGGAAACAAGGAGTTATCAAGAACTTATTTGCTAAAAAGACTGATGGCTCAATATAGAAAATTCCTTGAGTTACTTTTCCAATATGAGGACGAAGATACGATAGAAGAGGAAAGAATCCTCGCAGAGAAAAGAATAAAAAACATGCTGAAAGTAGAGTATGAATTCTCTGCTTTTATGCGTTGGGCCATAATTGACTCACCCAAATTGCATCATTTTAGAGACGGCTTATTTTAAGCCAGCCCTAATTCTACACACTATAATACAAACCCCATGCTATCAAACATGGGGTTTGTGTCTTAATTTTTTTCTGGGTCTATCGCCAGCTCTCATCTTCCCAAACTTCTTGAAGGATACTATCCAGCGCTTCGCGATCTGAATCTTTATCGAACCCCATCAGCTCAACATCAGTCATGGATCCTTTTTTAACAGTAACGCGCGTTGACGGGAAAACAGACTGTATTCGCCTGGTCAATTCACATTGAAAAGCATCAATTACTGGCTGGCCGATTTTTTGGTCTTTATCCAACGTGATGTTTACTTTCACCTTGCCTTCCTTTGCAAAGGTCTCATCAACAGGCGGCTCGGAAAAAACAACAGAAAAATTATTATTTTTCATTAGGTTGCCTCTTGCAATTTCCGCAATTAGATTCAGTGCAATTTCACGGTCTCTTTCCTGACAAGCACCCTCAGCCGTCAGGCGCGCAATCATTTCGACCCGCTCGATCATAACGTGCTCGTTTAGTTCTCTATCCACACAACCTCCCCTACGAGATACTGTATAAACATACAGTAGCACGTATTGGCAAAATTTGTGAAGCAAAAATCGGAACCAAACACACTGTATGTACATGATATGGATGAATATTAACGGTTAAACTTTCGTTGCCATTTCAGCTAAAGCCGCAACGCGCCTGAGGATTTTGCAAGCTTGCGCCTGATGCGAAGGGGCTGCGGAAAACACCTCTCCTTTGGCCGTTCCGCGCAAACATTTTCCGTTAAAACAACTTTTACCACCTGCCATCAGATGAAGGGCTTCGCCCCGGCTGATAGTGGTGCCGGTTGTCAGATGTATCTCGTCGATAATTTTCGCTATAGCTGCGTTTTGCTCATCCGTTCCATGGATGAATTTTCGCCGTATTGCTGGCTTTTGCTTCCTGAGTCGGTTCGTCAGCTCTCGTCTTTCACGCCTGCTGAGCGGTTTTGATAAATCCAGTATCGGTGGATCGCTTTCGCTTCCCGTACAGTTATTGACAGAACTCCGAGAGGGCGCAGGAGCGCCCTTAACGTCAACGGCCAAATCAACGGCACGCTTCGGCACAATTTTCCACTGCGTTAGCCGGGTTAAAATCGGGGTACCAGCACCGACAGCGGAATCGTAAACGCCACGGATGCAGACGGTTTTCTCGCCATACTGATTAAACTCGGCGCGCGGTTCATACAGCGTGCGCACCTGCAAATCATCGCGACGGACAAACGGGCCACCCTGCGCATTAACGTAACCAGCCCAGTCACCGGCGTCAGCGGCATCATGAACGGCGGCAAATTCAACGCTCAGACCGTGCGCGGTCTCGGTATCGGCGAGACGACGCAATTCACGGTAGACCGTCACCGGCGCACCGCCGATAAACTGAAACTGACGGATGTGCCAGCGCGCCGCCCATGCTGATACAGCGGGGGCTGTCTCTTTCAGCAGCTCACCGCTTTCGTCATCGGTTTCACCATCAAGAGCATAGCCGTCGATATTTTTTGAAATGTATTTAGCAACATAGCCGGTAGCGCTGCCTTTTTCCGGGTCAATGGCCTCGGCATGAAAGCGCGCTTTTTTGGCTTTATCGCTTCTCAGTTCGTTGCGGTCTTCCTCCCACGCATAATCACGAATGATGAGGCGCACGCGCTCGACATCTTCCGGCAGCATGAACATAAGCATGTGCCAGTGCGGCGTCCCGTCGTGATGAGGCTCGGCAACACGTATGCCAAAAATGCGGATTTCTTCCCGGTGCAGCTTGGCGCGAATGCGCGCCCAAAGGCCGGTGAGATAGCTCTGCGTGTCCGACGGGTTGGCACCGTTCCATTTGCTGTTACGGTATCCCGCTTTAGTCGTGGCGTGATATTTAGACGGTGCAGTCAGGGTGTAAAACTCCCCGACGTATCCGAGCTCATTGCAGATATTTTCAAACCCACGGATGCGGGTCATCAGCTCGCAGCGACGTATCGCTGGGTTGGCGACCGAGCCATCATATTTGTCAATCAGGCTGATGCGGTTGCCGTCTTCGTCTTCGAGATCCAGCCCCTTGAGAAATTCGCGCGTGCGGCGCTTCTGCTCGCGCCAGTCAGTCACGCAGTTTTTACTCGCGTAGGCGTGTCGTTTCTTGCTGACGTTGCCGACTGCAATTTGCAGGTGTTCGCGCCATGCTGCCGCAGTGCGTCGCAAGCGACCACGCCACCAAACCTCATTAAACATGCGTGTTATAGCAGGGGCGATTTCATCCTCACTGACATATTTCTTTGTCGCCCGCTCCCAATGAGGCGGGGTAACGTTGAATTGCAGGGAAATGAAACCGGCTCGCATGTACCAGGTGTACAGCGTTTTGAGCTCGCTAAATCCGGTGTCATCAATGTCGGCCAGTTCAGCACGAATAAAATTTGCTATATCAGCGGCCAAAAGGTCGATATCGGCGCGCGACATATCAGGGAGACGGTTATATCTGGCAACCATATTGACCATGCGTGACGCCAGATACTGCATAAGCTCGGTATCAAAATGACCGCCAAAAACAGCAGCTGATACGTTGCTTTTGATACCTGCACACTCGTATTTTTTTGCGACCAGCTCAAGACGTGGCAATGCCTTTTTGCAGAAGCTGATTAAAAAGGCATTGGCTCGTTGACTGCCCTGATTTTGCTCCAGCACCGCAGCGGTGCGATAAACGTCAAAGCGCACGCACTCGGGCTGGAGAGAAAGCACTTTTCTCGCATGCAGCAAAGCCGCGAACATACGATCGCGGCGTTGTTGTTGGTCATAAGTCAGGTATGGGCTAGCTATTGCCTGTTTTGGAAAATTCCATACAAAGGCATAATCAATCTCACCCGTAGCCTTTGCTGAGACAGGAGTGTCTATGACTTTATTCACTGAAGAAGATCCCACCCAAAGCCGCTATGTTGATTTGATTACAGAGGTGACGGCTTTCGAAGCTACGAAAGAACCAATGAAGATCATTTCCGCATCCGACATGCTCGGCATTTGCGATGCTTTTCTTGCTGACACTCAATGCCACATAGCAGACCGGCTACCTCTTTCAATAGCTGGTCGGCGTGAGCTAGGTCGGAAAATTGAGTGGAATTGTCCACATAGCTGGAAACCACGCGAAGAATGGTCAACACATGTTCGGCACGCCTTACAAATTTTAAATCGACGTTATTTGGATACCCCAGTATCTCCACAGGATGACTGGCAGACCTGGGAAGAACTATCGACAGATATTCATGTGTCGGCTCGCTGTGTTCGGCAGACTGTTGAGTTTTATCGCTCTGGAAATCCCCAGCATTTACCGATGTCGACTGAGCTTTTTGCTGTTCCCGAAGTTTTTTCAAAATTTGTAGCTTCGATTCTTTCGGGTGACATTCATCCTGTTTGGATGTGGCATGTTGACGCAGCCAAAACGCCGAAATGCTTTGATGGGCTTTATCCCAAATACACGCCGCTTTCTTAAGCTGGCTTAGTGGCCGGGTAGTCATATCGCCCCCCGATAGTGTTTTAATTTAAGTTCGACAATTTGCTGGCAGGTTACGCAAGAGGCCACACCCGGAATCGCAATGCGGCGAGCTTCCGGGATTGGTGCGTCACATTCTTCGCAGAGAAAACGGGAAGGTGCAGCGATACGGCTACGCGCGTTGCTGATGTGGCGTTCGCGGTCTTCCTGCTCGCGCAGTTGTGCTAAATCCATTGCGTCGGCCATTAGTGCAGCTCCTGTGATTCATTCTCAAAGCGAGTGGCTTCACGGCGCAGCAGTTCGGCGGCTTCGATACCGCTCATCCCCTCTTTGGTGATATGTATCGCCAGTGCCTCAAGGCGGATGGAAACAGCGAGCGCGCGGTCTTTACGTTCTTCTTTTTTGGCATCGGTCAGCAATACGGCCAGCGCATCGCTATCTGTATTAAAACTACGGGTTTCGGTTATACGCATAAGTGACTCTCCTGATTTCGGGCAATAAGAAGCCCGGCGGGTTTACGCCATTAAATTTCTGTTTGGATTAATTCGGCATGGTTAGCCGTTTTGGAAATAAGCTCACCACTGCACGAAAATGATTCATCGCTGTAATCAATGCTTTTTTCTCGTCAGTAGTCAGCTCACTTAATTCGAGCTCATGACGAGCCGCCGGTATTTTTGCCAGAAAGAAAATAGCGGCCAGCGCCCGAGTATTTTCTTCAAATTGTGGATCGCGTTTATCGCGCATATCATCGACAAAACGTTCAACCTCTTTCCAGCTATCTCCCCAATATCTCGCGCGCAATTCCGCCACATGATTGAGACCGGCCAGACGTTGACCCGCTTTTAGCGGAACAGTCGCGGATATAGCTTCGATAGCCATGACTCCCCCTGCTTTTGAGTAGAGAGGCCAGCCAGTAAATCAGCCTGTGAACGGCTCGGGTGCCAGCGCTTGCCGTCCTTGCCAATAATCCAGCCGTGGCCGCAGTGCATGCCGGGGCTTTGTTTGGCAAGCAGAGACGCGAATGACGGTTCATTATTCAGCATGAGCACCTCAAATCAGACCGAACGATGCGCCAACACCGCTCATGGTATCGACCACACTCGTCATCGCCGGGTTAGTCTGTAGACGTGCATGCAGCGCCAGTGCCGACAAAGACAACATGCGAATACCAGAGTTAACGCTTTCAATCATGGTGTGTTTACGCGCAGAGGTCAGACGCTCCTCAGATACTGCACCGTTCGCAAGCTCGCCGAGCTCACGCATTGCGCGCATGACATAAGACTGCAATTTATCTTTTGCCAGCTCGTTAACCGGCACACATGGCAGACAATGAATCTGCGCCAGAAAACCATCAACGAGGGTTGAGTCTTCGGTCAGGTCTGTCAGCAGCCACAACTCCGGCGGGGTGAGCTGGTGAGGCTGTTCCGGGTTGAGTTTGTTACGTAACGTCTGCACATTCATTCCCGCACGTTCGGCTAGCTTCGCCATGTTGTGACGCTGTGCAAAAGCCCGGCAAGCTTCGTCATAATGGGGATGTTTAGAAACCTGAAAATCAAACATGTCTCATCCTTATAATTCACTTAAAGTGAATTAAGCACCAATGACGAGCTGAAAACGGGAATGACCCAAAGCTTTACGCATTTGCTCTTCTTTCCAGCGTGCGTAATAGATACGAATCGGGCCACCCGCTTTTTTGCAGCCTTTACGGATCACGCGTTGTTCGATTGGTACGCGAGGGTTATCGCCGGTTGTCCAGCGATATGCGGTACGCTCAGATACACCCTCTAACTCTGCAAACTGCTGCAGGCTGACAATAGGTGCGGGGATTTTGATGATTGCGATTTCAGAAGCCATATAGCATGATCCCTAAATTGATAGTTTCTTGACAGTGTGCGCATAGTTTTTGCCGACGTTTGCCACTCACTGCCACCATTCATAGCGATACTAATATTAATTTTGGTATCGCGCAACATTGGGATGCTAATTTTAATGATTGATGCCAATTTTAATAACGAGGCGTTACTAAATAGAATTTGCGAGGTCTACGGATTTACTCAAAAAATTCAACTAGCTAATCACTTCAAGATTGCCGCTAGCTCCTTACAGAATCGCTATACGCGAGGCAACATTTCGTATGATTTTGCGGTGCATTGCGCCCTCGAAACCGGCGTTAGCCTTAAATGGCTAATGACTGGTGAGGGAGATAAAAACCTATCAGATGATGAGCCTCAGCACTCCGTTGAACTTCCTCTATTCGAATTGAGTGAAGGTGATACTACCAATATTGGTAGCCTTTCGTTAGACCTGAAGCTTTTTACTAAGCCACTAAAAAAAGGGATTTCAGTCAAAAGCGATAACCGCACATACGTAATTGAGAAAGAGTCCTCTTTATCTGATGGCCTTTGGTTAGTTGATATTGAAGGCGCAGCCAGCCTACGTGAACTAACTATTCTCCCCGGTAAAAAATTACACGTAGCCGGTGGAAAAGTGCCGTTTGAATGTGGAATTGATGAGATAAAAACGATTGGTCGTGTGGTGGGTGTTTACAGCGAGGTTAATTGATGACTGTCCGTAAAAATCCTGCCGGCGGGTGGATTTGTGAGCTGTATCCGAACGGGGCGAAAGGCAAACGCATCAGAAAGAAATTCGCCACCAAAGGCGAGGCGCTGGCGTTCGAACAGTACACAGTTCAAAACCCGTGGCAGGAAGAAAAGGAAGACAGACGCACTTTAAAAGACCTAATTGACTCATGGTATAGCGCTCACGGTATTACCCTGAAAGACGGTCTCAAGCGCCAGTTAGCAATGCATCATGCTTTTGAGTGTATGGGTGAACCGCTTGCACGCGATTTCGATGCACAGATGTTTTCCCGCTACCGGGAAAAGAGGCTAAAGGGTGAATATGCCCGTTCAAAAAGAGTTAAAGAAGTATCGCCCCGCACGCTTAATCTTGAGTTAGCCTACTTTCGCGCAGTATTCAATGAGCTAAATCGCCTCGGTGAATGGAAAGGGGAAAATCCGCTAAAAAATATGCGCCCTTTCCGCACAGAAGAAATGGAAATGGCCTGGCTAACCCACGATCAGATTTCGTTACTTCTCGGAGAGTGCAAACGTCACGACCACCCTGATTTAGAAACCGTGGTAAAAATCTGTCTCGCTACTGGCGCACGTTGGTCAGAGGCCGAAAACCTGAGAAAAAGCCAACTCACTGAATACAAAGTCACATATATAAACACTAAAGGCAGAAAAAACCGCACCGTTCCAATCAGCAAAGAGCTCTACGAGTCCCTGCCTCATGATAAAAAAGGTCGGTTGTTCAGTGATTGTTATGGCGCGTTCCGGTCTGCACTCGAAAGAACAGGAATCGGATTACCTGCAGGACAACTTACCCATGTTTTACGCCACACCTTCGCCAGCCACTTTATGATGAATGGTGGTAATATTCTGGTCTTGCAACGCGTGCTGGGCCATACCGACATCAAAATGACGATGAGATATGCACATTTTGCACCAGATCATTTAGAAGACGCGGTGAAGCTGAACCCACTATCTCAAGTTATAATAGTTAAAAAATAGAATTATGTTTATTGTTCACTGCATGCTTTTACTTAGGGCTTACCCCCTACCCATACAGGTAGATATATTTTTATATTGATTAATTTAATTGTAATTACATTTATAGGAGATTCTTATGGCACATTTAAGAGATATGGAAGAGTTAATAGGTACAATCGATGATATCAACATGCAGAATTATATGCGTGAGGCATTACGTTGCTACATGACAGATGCACATAGGGCTTGCATCATAATGTCTTTTATCACAATACATGAAAATATTTACACGAAATTAGATAGATTATCCCTTGTCAACAAAACAGCAAAAAAAATCCTTGATGAAATAAGCCCATTAAAGGAAAATCAACAAGTTTTTGAGAAGGAAATGATTGACCGGCTTTCAAAGGAAAATATCATCTCTAAACTAGATGCTTCGTTCATTGAAATATTAGGGAAATTAAGAAACAAGGCTGCGCACCCTTCAGGACATTCTCCATCTGCCGAAGAAGCAAGGTATATATTTTCTGAATCCATTACTAGATTCTTATCTAAACCCATATTATCCGCCCACCAAGTTTCAGATGAAATTATAGAAAGCTTAGGTGGCGGCAATTTATTCCCGACGTTAAAAGTTTCAGATTATGCAATAATAGTCCAACATGAACTATCAAGATTAACGATTGAAGGGCTGCCATATCTGTTAAATAAACTAATAAAAAACTTAGATGACACAAATGAATCAATAAGGATCAATGCCCTGCGATTTATTTTAGGAATGGGCTCCGAAGGTGCAAAAGAGGACGTATTATCTTCCTTACGCAAAATCTTAATAGAAAAACAAATTCATAAAACAGAACGAGAAAATTGCATCGTATTGCTAATCTCATGTAATTACAAACTCCTTGAAGGGTTGAACGATCCAACATACCTAAGAATGAATCAGATCATAATTAATAACAATGAACAGGTTGACCCATCAACACCAACATTAAAATTAAAACATCCTTTACAGAGTTTAAACTCAATATCAAAAATAGACCCTGCCATTTCAAAATTAAAGTTACACAGCGCTACAGAAGCAATAATACAAAAGTTCAAATATAACACGGATTTATACAGAATTATAAAGAACCAAGCATGGATGATGGATATCTTTTTTGATGCATTATTGAATATGGCAAGAGCTTATGACTTTGGCACTGCAAATGATTTTGCAAAATTCATAGTAAATGCAGACGATGAGATAAGTCAACTTCTTAATGAAAAACAATGCTTTAGCTTGCTTGCAGGAATTTACAAGGCTAAAACCTATGGCGCGACCCATTCTGAAAGAATAGTAAATAACAATTTCAATTCCATACCAAAAATAAGAGAAAAAGCTCTAAAAGGATCACAAGATGAGAAAGAGTTATGCCAGAAAATTTTGAAGGATATTGTTGGGGATGACTATTTAAACATTGATAACTTTCTTCCTCATGAAAACGAATGA